AAACAGAACCGCGCACTTGCCGACCACCTCCACGCCAAAACCGAAGAGCACTTTGCGATCAAAGATAGCTCGTGGTTCGACGTGCATGAAGTCCTAACCGACTACGCCGCACGAGGTACCGGCACCGAAACGCTGGACAATATCTGCGACCGTTCCCGGCAAGAACGCGAGACCCTAGCAGCAAGGGCGACTGATTTCATGCTGGCTTTTAATCAATCCCCAATGGCCGCGAGTGAGGCAATGGCCGCCTAACTACCAACTACCTCCCAGAGAGAACTAGGCCCTCAGAAATGGGGGCTTTTTTTTGTGTGCGATCTATGCCAGAATTGGGCTGTTCTTAATATTAACAGGAGTTAATCAAATGCAGATCCAGAAACTCAACTACACCATACTCAAGCAAGAACCCACCCCGGCATCCATTGGCACGCGGCCCGGTCGCATTGTGCTAGTCGAGAAACATGACGAGGACTATCACCCGTTTGTCACGGGATGGCTCGGCGATGGCGATACGCAATGGTGGGGCGGTAACTACTTCAGCACCCTCGACAATGCGACTATCGATTTCTACGAGCGTTGCCTTCACGATGCCCGCCGGGCCGTCAATCGATGGGCTGTTACTGATAAGACTGAAAAGCGCTCAGTCCAGCACGGGACGACAGCCTAACAGCTACCAACCACTCTCCCAGAGAGAACTAGACCCCGGCATAGTCCGGGGCTTTTTTTGTGCTGTTCTCAATAACTATCGATAAGCACTCAACCGACTGACCGGGCTGGACTAATTGGGAACTTGATATCTGAATTGATTTTGTCAGGTACATAAATAGGCGCGCGCGTACACGTAAAATATGCAAATCAATGGATATTAAAGGGCCACCACCCCATAACAGCACAAAACAGACCAAAATCGAGGGCCATTTAACCCGCAGAAATCCGCCGTTTATTGACTTTCCAGTATATATATTATGCGACACCATAATGGCCGTTTTGTCCATCGTAAGTCATTGATAAATAAGGATAATCTGACGGGGGTACGCTAGGGCCACCGGGGCCTACCCGTGTAGTTATACACCCAGCCCCTCGAAATTGTATTTTTTAAACTGTTTTGGATTTTGAGCTGTTTTTTAGTACGGCTGACAATAAAAAACCCCAATGAAGGGGTTTGAGCTGTTCTTAATGTAGTAAGGTATGTTTACCTCGCGGCAAACATAATACTATTATACACCCTGAGAGCAGTTCTGTCAAGCAGAATCTTTGTTTTATAAATTTTTTTTTAGTTTTGTTGCATTTATGTCATTTTTTACTTGACAAAACCCCCCACAGCGTTATACTGGTATATAATATATGTACTAGTATTTCTGCTTACGCACACTCAGTATTTCCCCAAATAACAGCACAAATTGGAAATTTTACAGTGAGTTCCGTAAGTAGAATACCTGATTATACCTTGACAACAGCGCATATCTTCTACAGATTTCCAGATTTCCCTGCATTGTTGCAAGAGTTTATTATTCAAAAGTATGATATTGCCCCAGAATACCCTGAGTTCTCTACTTTCCTAAGATTCTGGGAGAATGAGGTTGAAGCAGAAATACATTCTATTGTTTTTGCATCAGCAAACTTAGTAGGGCAACAAGAAGCCTCTTTCTATAGAGGCCAAATCATACATTTACAGTAGGAAACGCTATTCCAACCGCAAAATCATGCATACTGACTATATTAGCAGTAATTGTTCTTGCATCATTTGTTTTGTAGTAAATCTGTTACATAGGAAACTCCATGACAACTAAAAAAGTAATCATACTGATGGCACTGGTGGCAATAGCTGCTGGCGTTATAATCTTTGTGACGAGTAATGCAAAATGCGTTCCTCCGTGCCTCTAGTTAACAGTGGCTCTAAACGCCCACGAAAAGGCAACTATGACATGGCGGTGGGCCGCATTGTCAATGTACCTGCTAATTTGCTTCTATGATTTTCTGTTTGTACCCATTTGGTACGGTTTAAACCGACCAGACATTAGTCTGTTCATGGAAATCATTAATAACACTCCAGAACCTATGGTTCAGATGGAGCTTATGAAAGCACTAACAGGACAGCACAATCCTTTTACTTTAATGGGGGGTGGTTTGTTCCACCTAGCGTTTGGAGCTATACTAACAGGTTCTGCGCTATCCAAGTAATTTAACAATAAAGCTAAGATAACACTTATGAGCCAAGGTTTACTAAAAAAGAACTTGACAGAGAAACAGGAGACTTTCCTGAGTGTCTTGTTTTCTAACCGAGGTGACATCCCAGCGGCAATGGAAGAGGCTGGCTACAGCCCGAACAGCCGCAGAGATGTTCTGTCTTCTCTAAAAGAGGAAATACAAGAGCGTACACGTTTAATGTTAAACGGCGCTGCCGTAGAAGCGGCACAGAACATTGTAGATACTATGAATCTTGGCAATAACATTGATGTACCCGTTAATCGCCTAGAACTGCGCTATAAAGCTGCTGGAGATGTGCTTGATAGGGTTGGTATTACAAAACGCCAACAAATGGAAATAACAGGCGATATAAGGCACGGAATTGTGCTGTTACCGGGTAAGAAGCCAATGCTAGACGTAACACCACAAAATACCGATGGCGCGACCTAAGCTAGCTCCCGGTGAAAAGGGAGCCTACAACGTCAGTCGTGTCGAGCAAGCCAAGAGACTAGCGAAGCGGCGACTTCGCGAAGCAGAAAAGAAAAAGCTTGCCGCTCAAAGAGTCAAAGATAACGCAGAAAAGAAGAAGAAAACCCACACTAAGACAATTGATCTGTTAGAGAATGGTGGTGTAACAGATACGGACTTTCTAGCTTCTATACCTAAAGACGTACAGGAAGCCCTTGAACAAGGCGACAGAGAGTTAATCTTTTCGCCTAATCCCGGCCCACAGACCGAGTTTCTAGCTGCACCCGAAAAAGAAGTTATGTACGGGGGCGCTGCCGGTGGTGGCAAGAGTTACGCTCTGCTAGTTGATCCCCTACGCTATGCAGATAATGGTAACTTCCGGGGCCTTCTATTGCGCCGTACTCTAGGCGAGCTTGCAGAACTGATCGATCAGTCCAAGAAGCTCTACCCCAAAGCCTTCCCACGGGCACACTTCCGTGAAAGTAAGAACCTTTGGGTCTTTCCGAGTGGGGCTACACTTCTAATGTCCTACGTTGATAGGGACCAAGACGTAACACGATACCAAGGACAGGCGTTCTCATGGATTGGTGTCGATGAGCTAGGCCACTATCCTACACCCTATGTGTGGGATTATCTTCGTTCTAGGCTCCGTACAACAGACCTATCCATTGAAACGTACATGAGAGCCTCTGCTAACCCCGGTGGTGTTGGTGGTTGGTGGATCAAGAAGATGTTCATTGATCGGAATGAACCAAACAGACCATTTCCTGCTGCTGACATTGATTCTGGCGAACCGCTGCTTTACCCGCCAAATCACAAGAAAGCCGGTCAGCCTCTGTTTTACCGGAAGTTTATTCCGGCAAGGCTAACCGACAACCCATACCTTATGGCTTCTGGTGAATATGAAGCGATGCTTCTTTCGCTCCCAGAGGTAGAACGACGTAGATTACTTGATGGAGATTGGGATGTTGCAGAAGGCGCGGCGTTTTCGGAATTTAATAGATACCGACATGTATGCGACCCGTTTGAGATACCTAGTGGATGGCCCCGCTTTCGTGCTGCTGACTATGGTTTTAGTAGCCCCTCTTGTGTACTTTGGGGCGCTGTGGATCACGATGGAAACATATGGATTTATCGTGAACTGTATTCAACTCGCCTTACGGCTGATGACTTGGCCGATTCGATACATGAGGCAGAAGCGTTCGACCCTCCAATGTACACCTCAGTCCTTGACAAATCCTGCTGGAACAGAGTAGCAGGGGCACCTTCTGTAGCTCAGACAATGATTGAGCGGGGCATACGTTGGATGCCTTCTAACTCAGACAGGATGGCCGGAAAGCTTCAGATTCATAAGCGGCTACAGTTTGATAAGGATACAGAAGAGCCACACCTTCGTATCTTCTCTACTTGTGGCAATTTAATTCGTACCCTTCCTTCTCTTCCGCTTTCTCGCACAAACAGCGAGGATGTCGATACAAAAGCAGAAGATCACGCATACGATGCTCTAAGGTATATGTGTATGACACGACAGATCAATAACATTAACTACGATTCATGGGCGCACAGGGTCAAGGATACTGCCCCTGCACCTCGTGATATTGTGTTTGGGTACTAGGTATGGCTAAGGATGTAACAAAAGGATTCACTATTGATCTTAGTAATCCAGAAGACCCTTTCCGTCTTATTCTTGAAGGCATTGTCAATGCTTATGCCACTGATTTTGAAAACATAGATGACCCATCATTAAAGCCAAGTAGAAGAATTGCACCGGGCATAGTTGATCGTTTTGGAAAATTACAAGGCATTGGGCTTCCTTATGGAAGTGAGAGCAGTAACAAAACATTGACTATGAACTCTGCCGTTAAAGCTTTTGAACAACTTGGCCTTATAAAAAACAACCCAGTAAAAGCTGGTAGGGGCAAACTTATTGATACCTACGATTTTACTCCTTTAATGGACAACGTCATTGACCAAGTTAAAACCGGCCAGCTTCCAAGTGAAGCGTTGCAGTCGGCTATTCCTGATTTGCGGCCTGCTCCTATAAAAGCCGCCGCAGGAAAAAGAAAAGTGGGCCAAGCAAGTGCGGCTGTACTTGAAAACATGCCCGATACTGATTTAGCTAAAGACGCACAGAAGTTTCTTGAGGACAAGGGAAGAATAGCGCCGACGCCGGAAGCAGAGCCAACGAGATTAACGGCTCGTGAAGTGTTAGATAAGATTTACAGTAGCGCCGACGAAGACACAGAACTTGAGCGTAATCGTGCTGTTTCTGAAGAAAGAGCAACACGAAGTTTACTTGATAGCTCTTTAAATAAGTCTGAGGATGTTGCCCGTAATCTTAGTGCGGCTGATCCTAGTGCAATGGAAAAGATGGGCCAGTTTTTAAATAAAAACAAAGGCAAGATTGTAAAAAGTGTTGCCCCCGCCGTAGTTGGTGGGGCTGTTGGGCTTGCAGCAAAGGGAGCGGAAGCTCTTGACTACGCTATGAGTTCTAAACCAACAGGTCGTGATCCAGAAAGTCTGTCAACAGAGCAAATGAAAGCTTTGAAGGCGTCAATTGAAGGAGGTGATCTAACGGACGAACAGCGTTTGGCTACATCAGAGTTTCCGCCTGAAGTTAGGGACGCTGAGTACTTAACAGAACAAATAGCTAAAAGAGAACAGCCAATGAAGCAAGGTGCTGAGATGCAAGGCGATTTAGAACGAAGCACCCGATTTCAAGACGAAATGAAACGATTAATGCAACAACAACAACAAAAACAAGGAACAGCGCAATGAAACAGCTACTAAAATCAACAGGAACCTTTACGATTCCAATGGGTCCAGTGCAGGGCTACATGAACGAAACCCCTGATGGCCCAGCCAAGCGGGAAAAGCTTAACCCCTTTACGAGCGCGGACTTTGGCAACGGTATTGAGTCAGCCCCAAGCGTTAGTGGTAAAATGAGTGACTCTGGTATTTTTAAAATGGCGGATGAGCGAGACTACTAAGTCTCTGTAGTTTAATATGGGATTTCTCGATACAGATACTGACGAAGCCGTCGATGTACGCATGGAAGATGGCCCTTCATCAAGTTCCTTTAGTGGGCTTGTGGGGCATATCCGTGCAAAATTTCAAAGAGCGGAGGATGGCCGTTACTCTGATGAGCAGCGATGGCTAAAAGCGTACAAAAACTATCGAGGGCTGTCAGACAGCCAAAATCCAGAGCAACTTAGGGATTCAGAACGATCCCGTGTCTTCATTAAGATTACTAAGGTAAAGGTTCTTGCAGCAGCGGGTCAAATTGGTGACATCTTGTTTGCCAATAAAAAGTTTCCCATTGTAGTTGAGTCCACACCTAATCCTGAAGGTATCCCTGAGTTTGCTCATTTAAAGTCCCCCCAAGAAACCCAACAAGAAAGCCCGTTTGGTTTTCCTGACGATGGAAAAGAACTGCTTCCCGGTGCTAAAGAGGCAACGTCTAGGCTTACTGAAAACCCAATCACACGCAACCTTGGGCACGAATACGACAGTGAAAATCTTGTTGCTGGCCCCGGTAGAATGGGTCAGCCTCAGATTAAACCTGCTGCTCTTGCTGCTGCTAACATGGAAAAAACAATCCATGACCAGCTTTTGGACACTTCAGCCGTTAAAAAACTACGCAAGTCTATTTTTGAATCCTGCTTGCTTGGAACAGGTATTATTAAAGGGCCATTTACCTTTGACAAAACTATTCCACGGTGGCGGCGCAATGAAGAAGGAGAAAGAGAATACTCTCCTATTCACAAGTCTAAACCTAACATTGATCACATCTCTTGTTGGAATTTCTACCCTGATCCTAATGCTTCTGGCGTAGATGAGGCAGAGTATGTTATTGAACGTCACAAGCTTAATCGTCAACAACTACGAAAGTTAAAAGATGAACCGTACTTTAATAACGAAGCCATTGAAGAGTTGTTGGAAGATGGCCCTAATTATGATGAAAAATATTTTGAGAGTCAGCTACAGTCTGACCAAAACGACCCTATCTATTCTGAGTCGCGCTTTGAAGTACTTGAGTACTGGGGTACTCTGGACGCTTCGATGGCTTCTGAAGCGGGTCTTGAACCCTTCAGCGAGATGGATAGCCTCAAGTCTTACCAAGTAAACGCATGGATTTCTGGAAGTAGAGTACTACGTCTGGTTATCAACCCTTTTACACCAGAGCGTATTCCTTATCAAGTATTTCCTTACGAGGTAAACCCATACCAAATGTTTGGTGTAGGTATTGCTGAGAACATGGAAGATGCACAGCTTCTAATGAACGGCCACATTCGCATGGCAATCGACAATCTTGCCCTTGCTGGTAATGTGGTGTTTGACATTGACGAAGCTATGCTGGTCCCCGGCCAGAACTACGACATCTACCCCGGTAAGGTGTTTCGTCGTCAGTCGGGTGTTAGCGGCACTGCAATTAACGCTATTAACTTTCCTAACACTGCACCAGCCAATGCTCAGATGTACGACAAGGCACGGCAGCTTGCAGACGAAGAGACTGGCATCCCTAGTATTATGCACGGTCAGACAGGCGTAAGTGGCTCTGGTCGTACTGCTTCTGGGCTGTCCATGCTGATGAGTTCGTCCACACTGGCTATTAAGTCTGTCATTAAGAACATTGATGACTATCTCTTGAAGCCAATGGGCGAGTCATACTTCCAGTGGAACATGCAGTTTAACGAAGAACAGCCCGAAATTGAAGGTGATCTTGAGATTAAACCAAGAGGCACCGCTGCTGTTATGCAGAAAGAAGTCCGCACACAACGTCTTGTTACGTTGCTCCAGACAGTTGC